GTATGTACCAATCATACCTACGCCAGTCAAGACATGTTTGATCCAGATGACAAGATCAGTGGCGGACAAGGATTTATCTATGCATCGAGTATCGTTGTCGCTATGAAAAAAATGAAACTCAAAGAAGACGAAGATGGCAACAAGATTAGCGAAGTGATGGGTATCCGTGCTGGTTGCAAGGTAATGAAAACTCGCTATGCCAAACCGTTCGAAGGCATGCAGGTAAAGATTCCTTATGAAACAGGAATGAACCCGTACTCGGGCCTGACTGATTTGGCCGAGAAAAAAGGCCTACTAAAGAAAGATGGCAATAGATTAATGTTTGTGACCAGTGATGGTGAAATTATCAAACAGTTCCGCAAGGCCTGGGAATCAAACGAAGATGGTTGCCTCGATAAGGTCATGCATGATTTTGCAAATCAACGAGAAACGGTAAGTACTGAAGAAACCGCAACGGAGGAATAACAATGAGTGTTGAATTGAGTAGAGAAATCTGGAATGAATTAAAACGATATGTTAATACTGTGGATCGTGACGAAGCCGCTGCTACGCTAGTAGCAGTCTTGATCGACAATGATGCAGACGCAGATGAAATTAAAGCTGTATTCAAAACCGAACCTGATATCAAACGTGCCTTGGTTAGTTATCTTAAAGATCACGAAGAAGAAGATGACGAGGATTTGCACGAAGAAGATGAAGACGATTACGATGACAATTATTGATGTCCAACACATATTTTCCAATCAAAACCCAAACGGCTTGCCAGCTTAAATGGGCTTGGAGTACATTGTATCTAAATGGCGGATCAACTGCGTCATGTCATCGAACTGGATTCTCTAAGTTAACTGCTGAAAATTTTCACGATTTTCACAATACTCCGTTAAAGCAACAAGAACGTGCCCAAATGCTCAAAGGAGAATGGCCTGAGAACAGTTGTTCATATTGTAAAAATATTGAAGAGGCTGGTGGCATAAGTGATCGTGTGCGTATGACTGCAATTCCAGGATTGAGTCCGCCTGAATTGGAAATTGACCCTACTGCACTTGTGGTCGATCCAACTCTGGTTGAAGTATATTTTAACAACACCTGTAATCTTGGATGTTTGTATTGTACTGAAAAATTAAGTTCTGTCATTGAACAAGAAAATTTAAAACACGGGCCATTTAAAAAATCAGGAGTGGCTCTAACAACAGAATTTACCGGACAATATAAAAATCTAGTACCGCATTTTTGGCAATGGTTCGAAAAAAACTTTCATAAAATCAAACGTATGCACATTTTAGGAGGTGAACCTTTTTATCAACAAGAATTTAAAAAATTGCTAGACATGATTGAGCAATATCCAAATGCAAATTGTGAATTGAACATTGTAACAAATCTCATGGTTGACCAATCCAAACTAGAACAATTTGTGGAAAAATTTCAAAAGTTATTGGTCTCTCGTAAACTCAAACGAATTGACATTACCTGTAGTATAGATTGTTGGGGCAAAGAACAAGAGTATGTTCGCTGGGGACTGGATTTACAAAGATGGGAAGATAATTTTAATTTTTTATTAAAGAAAAAATGGTTAACAATAAACATCAATCAAACAATCATGTGCCTGACTATTAAAACCATGCCAGAATTACTAGAACGATTGGCGGTATGGCGTAAGCAACGTAATGTTGGACATTTCTTTTCAGCAGCCGAGCCTGCACCTGATTATTTTAAAACAGATGTTCTGGATGGGGATATCTTTGCTAAAGACATTGAACGCATAATGTCGTTGATGCCGGTCGCAACAGAACAGGATCGCCAGGCACGAGAATATATGCAAGGTATACTAACACCGATACGCAACAGTAAATCACACCAAGAAGAAATGCATAATTTAAAAATATTCCTAGACGAAAAAGACCGAAGACGCAATACCAATTGGATGGAAATATTTCCTTGGCTGGTAAAGGAACTAGAACATGTGGTATAGTCGAGTAACAGCAGATCTTGCTAACATTCCTGACTTTATAAGTTACTATGAACAGGAATTATTAGAAGCCAAACGTGAATGCCACGTAGGTGGCCTGGTCGAAAAAAACATAACTAATCTGCCTGGCATCACCGAACACAGATTTAATCAACTGCAAGAGATTGAAGCAGTACTCAATTATCTCAACATACAGTTGAGAAAGATCCGTCGCCGGCACTTCCAAAAGTATCTGGAAGGATATGCTCGTGCTCTAACCAGTAGAGATGCTGAAAAGTATGTGGACGGAGAAGACGAAGTGATTGACTTTGAAACACTAATCAACGAGGTAGCTTTATTACGCAATAAATTTTTAGGCATAATTAAAGCATTCGAGAGTAAGAATTTCATGCTCGGGCACGTGGTACGGCTCAGAGCAGCCGGAATGGAGGATATACAAGTATGACATTTTCAAGCGCACAACAAAGCCATCAACACAGTTTATATGTGTTGAATCAACTTTATGAATACGATGATTTTATGGCCAGTATCAATACCTTGGCAGATCTTGGTTGCGGCAAAGGTCTGGATCTGGAATGGTGGGCCACCAGATCCACTCGAGATGATACTCCTGAACCCTTGAACATCAAATGTGTGGGGCTAGATCAATTTGATTCATTCAACATGACTGACACCTACGCCAATGTGGACTATTATCACGGTGATTTTGAACAGCCACTGAGACTGTGTCATGACAGCTTTCCGTATGATGTGTTATGGTGTCACGATAGTTTTCAATACTGCGTAAATCCCATCGCAACCTTGGCCAATTGGTGGCAGGCAGCTAGTGAAGGTGCCATGCTCTATATTGGCGTTCCGCAGACTACCAATCTGTATCGTGGTCGGCAAGACTTTACTCAAGCACCCGGTTGTTATTATCACCACACCATGGTCAGCCTTATCCATATGTTGGCTGTATCGGGTTGGGATTGCCGATCTGGATTCTTTAAAAAAGACATACAAGATCCTTGGATACACGCTGTAGTTTACAAAAGCAATACAAAACCACAAGATCCACGAACGACAACTTGGTATCAATTGGCCGAACAAGGACTCATACCCGAAAGTGCTGAACACAGTGTACAGGCTCACGGTCATCTTAGACAACAAGACCTGGTAGTGGCTTGGTTAGATAAAAGTTTACAATATATGGGGCATCAATGACAAAAACAGAACGCCCCTGGGGATATTATTGTGTGTTGCATGAAGTGCCCGGCACCAAGGTCAAAGAACTCACAGTCATGCCTGGCAAAAGTCTTAGCATGCAACGTCATTTCAAACGAGCCGAACACTGGCACGTGTCAGAAGGTCGATGTGTGGTAGATTTTGGTGACGGCGAGCAAGAACGAGAACTGCACCAATTTCAACACATACCGGTGGGCCAATGGCACAGATTGTACAATCCGTTTGATGTGCCTTGTTGTGTGGTAGAGATACAATACGGTGAAGCCTGCGACGAAGACGATATCGAAAGACGGCCTTGATCACAGTTTTTATTGGGTATGATCCAGATGAGGCAATTGCATTCCACGTATGTGCAAATAGCATAATCAGACATGCCACCCAACCAATCAATATAGTGCCACTGGCTCTCAATTTAGTAAATGACTACACCGAGACTCACACAGATGGAAGCAATGCATTTACCTATCTGAGATTTTTAGTACCATATCTGATGGATTATCAGGGCCATGCTATTTACATTGATGGTGATATGGTTGTACTTGATGATATTGCCAAGTTAGATCAACTGTTTTCTGATACATTTGCTGTACAAGTAGTCAAGCACAACTATCAGACATCACAATCTATCAAATACTTTGGCGTAAAAAATGAAAATTATCCAAGGAAAAATTGGAGCAGTGTTATCCTATGGAATTGTGCGCATGATTCAAATCGGCTATTAACTCCTGAATATGTACAACAGCATGCTGGTGCTCATTTGCATAGATTTACATGGCTACACGACGATGATATAGGAGAATTACCAGTTGAATGGAATTGGTTACCTGATGAACTAGGACAAAATAACCAAGCTCTATTGCTACATTATACACTGGGCATACCATGCCTTAACAAATCAAAAACTGGACTACATACTGTAGAATGGTATCGAGAACGAGCACTAACAGAATACTATAGAAACAATATCTAGTATAAATATAAGCAGGAGAACTTGATATGACCAACAGAACATTGCAATTTTTAGGAGCCGCTTACGGCAACAGTGACATCACAATTACAGCAACTATCGATAATGTTGTGGTATACAACAATACTGTAACCACGTTAGATGAAGAAATTCCGTTACCCGAAGATCTTGGTAATATTGTATTCCCCACATTGTTTTCTGTAGAAAACAGCGATCAATTTCCAATTGAGTTTGCTGGAGCACGGACTATGTCACTGACAGTGACCGGCGGAGAAGGAATCATATTAACCAATGTTCTAAGCAATTACATGGAACAAACGGTCCAGATTGGAACTGTTTCTAGACAAGCTCCTGGCAATGCCACAGCTTTTGTTGTTTGTTATAAGGGTATACCTACCAACAGTGAAGGAACTATAGACTGTCGTAGTAGTGTGATTCTCAATGGAAATGTACAAGTTCCTCCATTGACACCGTCAACAGGAACGTGGACCTGGGAAGTCAATACCGGAAGCACACTAGTGTGCAATCTCAATGTCAGTCAAGGAAATGTAGCATAAGTCGGTAAGCAACAAAACTTTAAAACCCTGCTTAGTCGGGGTTTTTTTATGGTTGACCAAAAACTCCTGTTTATATATAATAGTATTATGAAATCAGGTGTTGTAGACCTAGCGTTTACAAGGTGTTGTTTTTATGCAACACTGTAAAAACCG